AGTGGTTTGTTCGATGTTCTCCATCGCGAAGTTGGTGTGGCGTTTGTAGACAGCCTGGAAGAAAGTTACCTTGGGGTTACCCGTCAGGTAGACGTCTTGGGCGCCGTAAGCTACGAGTTGCATGAGACCACCGGCCATTATGAGAGTTTTGTATTATATAGTAACATTTTAATTTGTCCTGATACCGCACGTCGCGAAAAATGGACATTGGTCTTTTCTTTGTATAACACAAATGATCACCGACACCGACGAAATCGAAGAAGGGGAAATTCCCCAAGAGGAGGAAGAGGAGGAAGAAGAGGAAGAGGAGGAAGAGGAAGAGATGTTCATAGATGAAGATGCTGGTATCGACTTGGTCGATATCCTCACAACCCCCGAGGGTGATACAGTTTGTAGTGCCCTTGTTGGTTTGGTACAGCAGATGCAGATGCAAAACAAAATCCTGATAAAGATGCTTGGAAAGTTAGCTTAAAAAATAGATGCGAGTATTAGTAAATCGAGGCATGGCAACCCACTACATATCCGAAGATGCCGACGAACTTCAATCGAATATGGAGATTATAAAAATAAAGTCCAGTCCATCAATTCTGATGAACTCCTCAAACTTCTTGAACAACAGGAAAAGGAATGGGATATGGGTATCAAAAATAATACATCGATCCCGTCAGAGTTGGGATACAAACGTTTTTTTAGACCCGAAGAAATCAACCCAGTAACGGGTAAACCATTCCGTGTCGACATGGAACATACTGCTTCTTCTCATCGCCGAGTCATCTCGTTGATGGGTCAGATGTTTCATCGAGCGACCGCCCTGGAAATTTCTGATTACGAACCCAATGACGATGGCCTGAACGTTTCGTTTAGAATCAATAGACTGATCGAACAAGTGGATGACGCGTTCCAAATTGTTTTCAGACATGCGAGAATCTACGAAAGAATTAATAATCCCACGTGTCAACCCTTGAACACGGAATGTGACCCGGTATTATATAGATGTAACACTACCGCACTTGATACATTATCCCCTTATCAACAGTCCCTTATTTCTTTCCTCAACCATACATACACCAACAACATTCGACGGTATAAGGGGTATTGCTGTACCCAAATAATTACACCGGATGGGTATACAACACGTGCGTGGAAACCAAACCGATCAATCGAAACTGAAGTGTTCATGTTTTCCCAAAAGGAAACGAATCGTGCGAACTGGGAAAACTTAACATCCCGTGGTAATACGATTAACGACGTCATTCGTTTCGTATCGAAATGTCACGATATGCAGTTCCCTGAAATCTCCAAAAACCGCCATGTCTGGAGTTTCAAAAATGGTATCTTCATAGGTAAAGACATAGCTAAAGAACGGGTCCCGGCCACTGGTAAGTTCAGATCTAACTTCTATAGTTACGAAAGTAAAGAGTATAAATGTCTCGACCCCACGATCGTAAGCTGTAAATACTTTGATCAGATGTTCGAAAGTTACGATCACCTAGAAGATTGGTGGGATATTCCAACACCATATTTCCAGAGTATCCTGGACTATCAGGGATTTGATAAGGATGTATCTAGATGGATGTATGTAATGGGGGGCAGACTTTGTTTCGATGTAAACGACCTTGATGGTTGGCAGATTGCTATGTACTGTAAGGGTGTGGCGAGAACCGGTAAGTCTACATTATTGACGAACGTATTTCAGAGGTTTTACGAGGCTGAGGATGTCAAAACGTTGAGTTCAAACTCAGAAAAACAGTTTGGTCTTTCCGGTATCTACGATGGTTTCATGTTCATCGCACCCGAGTGTAAGAATAATATGAGTCTCAACCAAGCTGAACTACAATCTATCATCAGTGGTGAAGATGTTAGCGTCGCGATTAAACATGAGAAACCTAAATCGATTAAATGGACTACACCTGGCTGCATGGCCGGTAACGAACTCCCAGATTATAAAGATGCATCCGGATCTATTTTGAGACGTCTGTTGGTCTTCGACTTCCCCAAGCAAGTAAAGGATCATGATGCTGACCCACGCCTCACCAACAAACTCGCCAAGGAGATCCCAGCAATTCTACTCAAATGTGTACGTGCCTATGTCGAGTATGGTCAGAAATATGCCGATCGAGACGCATGGGCGGTTGTTCCCGCGTACTTCAAGAAGATTCAAAAACAAGTCGCGATGGTGACAAGTTCCCTGACAAACTTCCTCGAGAGTAGTGCAGTTGATCGAGACCTCAAATTATTCGTACCCCAGTCAGTGTTTACTCCAGCATACACTTTACATTGTACGCAGACTCTCAATATGGGAAAGCCACGCTTCAATCCAGATGCTTACGCTGGACCCTTCAGTTCATATGGCATCGAAGTACGTGAAGAAGCAGTTACATACAAGGGTCGCTCGTACCGAAAGCAACCAGTGTTTTATGGTGTAGATGTCATTGATGAAAATGAAGAAATATTAACCAATGGATACTAAAAAAATAATCACCATCTATTACTATGAGCCAGAGGATAAAAGAATTTGTCCGTCAGTCTGGTGTCGAGATTCAACGATCGAACTCGAACTCGGACAATAATTTTGCACGAGAACTCGAAGAGAACATGCTCCGAAAAGAGCGTGAACGTACCGTACTCCCTAGAGATGTACGAGTCCCCCAACTTCTTCAGAAGAATATGGTCAATAACCAGTCCTACGAAGGAGCTTTCAGAGAATTTGAAAACAATGAGTTTGGGGGTTTGACGAACAATAATATTCGTCAATTATTGGCATCGAGTGACATTACGACACTCGAGATGACTAAACTCAATCCTGGTATGTTCAACGCAACAGTAGATTCCGGATTCGGTCAGAAGGATGCCATCATCGATATAAAAAAGATATTGATGAAAACCCCCCTCCCAAAAACAGCTATCGGCGAAGGTCTTTATTTAGACACGACAGAGATCAAAGGTTGGTATGGATCTATGCGTGAAGGATTTTCCCATACTCGTGAAGCGGGTCCCAAGGGTAATATCAATATCGCGTTTTTTACGGTACAGTTTAAAATGTCACTGTCCAACGACTTTGGTGAAAGTAAGGGAGTGACTGTTAATATCTACAAAAAATGGAAAAATTAGGTTTTCAGGTGGTTTCCTTGGTACGAATATCGCCAATCAACCCGAACTCATCCGTCGTTATGTCGTTAATACGTATACGGATCGTCAACCATTTTTCTACAATCCTTTCACCTACAATAATCTGAGTGGTCAGTTTAGGGTAAACGGTGTCTTTAAAAGTCTCGTGTACATCAGTCAACGTGCTAGGATGTATGGTATCACGACTGCTTCGTATGAACCAGAGCTTTCACCATTCTTATACATCTATATGAAATGACGCAAAGTTTATAGTCACTACGTCTGGAAACATCCAAATATCGGGAGCGAAAAACCCCGCGGATTTGTTGAAGGCTTATCAGATCGGTAAGACGTTGGTTGAAAATTTAAACAGTGATGGTCAGGTTCAAGTAACTGGTAGATTCGATGAAGGGGTAAAGGCTCGGACCAAGTCTAAACCAAAGGCGAAGGCGAAAGTTACACCCCCACCTAAAAGAAAGTACACGAAGAGACTCCTCAATGCCAAAACATGTTTACGCATGAAGAAGCCCGAACTCATCAATCTTGCACGTCGTATGGGTGTAGTTAATTTCAGAGTACAGGGAGAAGATGGATTCTTCCGTGTCGCAAAGAAGGATGAAATCTGTGAAAAAATATTGAATAAAACAGGTAACAAATCAAACACAAATTTCCGGATCGGTAAGAAGATCTGTAGACAAATGAAGAAATCAGAACTCTTAAACACTGCTACAATCATGAAGATTGATGTCAATACGAAAGATACGAGAGATGTTATCTGTAATAAAATTGAAAAGGTTCAAAAAATACTCGAAAATGCCAAAACTAAAGTGAAGGCGACGCCGACGCCGACACCGACACCGAAGACGGTATCGCCTAAGAAGCCTAACATGACCGTTCTTAAAAAGAGGGGTCTGGATGAGAATTCTATTCGTAAAGATATCGTGAAGTTGTACGGAAAACGTTGGTTGGGACAATACAAGAATGTAATGCCTTCGTTGAACAACGATGTCCGTGAAATGAAAACACGTCTCAATAAGCTATCCAGTGGTAATAGGGCGGGTGTTCCATTCAAAAAGAATGTTGACCAAGCCAAGAAGAAACTCGTCGAAAACTGGAAAAATCAACGTAAACGCGACCTCGAAAAAAGATGATCATGAAGACGTTGAATGTTAACGGTATACCTCGCAATATGGTTTCAACCTACAAAATAATGCACTCAACTACATCATGGTACATAAACCAACTGGTGCGAAACTTGTCAAGTACAAGAAGGCGTGGTTGAACAATAAAAGAACACGAAAAAGCTAGCCCCAAACCAATCGTCAAGGCTAAGCGTGAACGGATGATTTAACAGGAAACGAATTTGTTTATAGATTTATTGGGTTCAGCTGCCTGCTTGAGATGAGCGGTATGGTAGGAAAAGTCGTAGCCCATGAAAAGATCTTTGATTTGCTGAGACATACTTGTCGCCTCACCGAGTCTGGGGATACCTGTACATACAGACACCCTTTCCAACTCCAAAAGGTAATCTTCCATGATGACGAAACGTTTAAGGTTTTCGTCAGACATACCCTGTTCCTTCATGAGTTTATACATAGACGCTGATGCACCATCGGAAAGATGGAAATTCTTAGACCCCGATACCTGTTCGGAAGGTGCGTTGAAGAAGGCGTACATTAGAGCGGCTCCAATGAGGAGAGGTATCATTTATGTATATAGAGAAAATGTTTATCACGACCATCCTTCATTACTAAGTGTGAAAATAGCGACAGTACTGTAGTAGAATAATAAAATATTTAAAAGAGAACTACGAGTGTATAGTAGATGAAGAGTTTAACGGCTACCTTAATAGCACCCTTCATAATTAAAAATACACGTAAAAGAAAACCGACAAGGTCTTCTCTTCTGGATCACCCACCACCACCCGTTGTTACATCGACGGAGTGGAAGTTCGGACCCTACTCCTGGAAAGTGGTCGTAGAGGCCCTGGATGATAAAGGTGAAATGTACCGATCATTTGTTGGGTACAGTCAAAATATGAATATCACAGACAGGACGGCGTATGCGTGTGATAGATATAAGAAACCTGGTACGACATGTGGTGAACCCATCGTTGCCATGAAAGGTGGTGACTGTGATGAAATTATTTTCATGAAAGAAAAGGATAGTGATCACATTATTCGTCTACTTTTATAGTAATCTCATCCCATGATCGTACACTAATATTCGTCTCTTCACACCATGGGTATACATTTTCACCAACAAAATGAACAGCATTGATTCCATTGTTGATACAATCGGTACAAATTCCGATATTATCATCAATCATCGTATCCAGGGCTAATGAACGGCATATATCAGACTTATCAATTTCAAAGGGTGTGAAACTGTTAGTTAATATGAGATCATCGAAGACATCCGGGAAATACTTTTCGAGCCACAACTCTGTCGTTTCTCGAGATATATTCTGCCGACCCGTCACTACGTAGATTTTATCTGTATGTTGACGAAGTGTTGAAAGTTTTTCATAAGCACCTGGTATAGGCTCTAAATTTTTAAAAGCCTTACTACCATAAAATGCTCGTACCACCTTTTGAGATTCCTTTTCTGAGATTGAAAAAATATCACGATAGAGGTATGGATATTTCTCTTTCCTTGGTAATTGGAGACCACGCCACTTCGCCATAGGAATCAAGAAAGACACGAGTACCTCATCAATGTCAACAGCTATCCGGTTCATTTGTTATAAGTGGGGGTTTATTATTTAAGTATTTCATACAGAGAAGTGATAATGAGAAAAGACCGGCTGAAGTATTTGCGACTATCATGGGTACGACGATGAAATAGATAGAATAGACGAGTCCTAGTATACTGGCGACAAAGTTGATCATGAGAAATGCGTAATTGATTGCGTGTGTATCATTCGTTCTATACACATGTATGATTTGAGGGACGAACATAATTGTGATGAGTATTGAACTGACTAGACCGATATAGTTTATAATTTCATCCATACTATTCTATCACTCGTAATCTCTAATTACGATTTTATCTTCTTTAATAAGGCGTTCCATTGTACGATAATAAAATATACGTTTTAAATAGATGTCCGATTTACCAGTTATCAATCATGGTAGAATGGAACGACTTAGGTTACCAGATGAACCCGCTTTTAGTCTTAATACAGCCTGTATTGTAGTAATATGTTTAGTGATGGTGGGTTTATACAAGAGACACGTTGACATTAGTCAATCGCGTGAACGATCTTATATTTTAGGCATTTAGACGACGGGAAGATAGATATCCTTCTTCATTAATTTTTAAATTTATTCTCTGGAATTTAGTTTTTTTCATATAAATATCTTTGATGGCTTTCATTAGTTTGGTACAGGACTTTACTTCATCTCTTAGTTCTTGGTAGTTACCCCAGAACTCACCAGTTGAAATCTGATGGATCAATATTTGGGCATTCGGTCCCATTCGTCTTTCCGACCCACCTAGTAGCATAAATGTAGCCGCACTACAACAACTTCCCTGTGCGATGGTCATGACTTTTACTCTTGATTTTCAATAACATTCATAGCTGCTATACCAGCGAATAGATCTCCACCTTCGCTCATGATATGTACACGGACAGATGGAACGTACCCGAACATATCAGCAGCCCTTTTGAGTACATCAATCTCGAGCTTCTTGAAGTTTTCTGTAAAGTCGAGAATACTTTCCTGAGTGATCTCACCGTAAAAGAAAATTTCGTTACCGATCGTTTTCACGGTCGTATTAACTTCTTCATTTTCTTCTTTCGATTGCATGTTTGAGACCCTTTTTTATATTTGTGACGTCTCTTTGTTTTAACTTACTTATTGTTGCGAGGTGGTTAATCACGTCAAAATCTTGAGGTGTGATATCATAGTCTAATAGTCTATCAAATCTACCAAGTTCCGCATATCTCTTTAACAGGCACATTTCTTCGATACTCAAACGATTTTTTGATTTACGCCGTATTTCGTTATATTTTTTAAAACGCATTTTATAGTTTCCGAATTTCGTCCATGCACTCCCTGACCTGATTTTCTCGGGGTCGAGTGGTACTCCTAACGACGCCTTTGGAATTCGTATACCCGAATGGATGTAATATGGAAGTAAAGCCCACTGTCCATTATAGATACTCGTATCGATCATATCGGAAATGGAGAGTGCGTCGGTAATACGGGTAATATCCGCACCCTCTGAATCAATGTAGTTTTCCTGAAGTGTGTCACATATATGACCATGTTCAGCGACCGCATCTAACCACGGAAATGGTTCATCTGTGCATAGGATATCTCTGACGTATTCTTTCGATGTTTTGAAGTCGTCGATGTTATCGTAGTTTTCAAGATAATGTAAAAAATTCCGAATACACCCCTTTGATTTTGTCGCTGCATCGAATGCACCAGGGTTTGAATTAATTTTCAACAGTTGTTCTACTGTGAGAGGTTTTATGAATATGGTCTCAAAGTTGGGTAATAGGTATGCCGATATGGACGTGACAATCAGAGATCTCTGATTAATGGTACCATGTTCAACGACATGATCGATGATATTCTTGTATACAGTTGGTTCAGCATCGTAGTCTTCAATCACTATAGGGACATATGTATCACTGAGATAATCGACCATCGTTTTCTTATATACATCTATACATGTTTCAAGATCGACAACCTGTCGAAGGAGGTGTGACTTACCGATACCAGTCGGTCCACAAAGAAATATATTCTTATTCTCTGCGACCAATTGTTTCATCCGTTCATAGGCTCTTACATGCACCGTGTCACCTTCATGATTCTTTTTTTGTGTTGTAATTTTAATGAAGCGATCCATTGATGATCTTACTAATCAGGCGATAGATTTGGTGCTGGAAAATGACGCACTACATAAACGTGTCGTCGAACCTTTAAAAAGGAAAATACTTCCATATGCGACATGTATCCTCATCTTCAACGTCATCTTGTTTATTCTCGTGATTCACCTCGTTCGACGTCTATCGATCCTGCATGACTCCCTTCCTCTGACTGGAAAAATTTACCCACTTTAGAAAATGGGGTATCTTCCGTGATGGCTGCTATTATATGTATAGGTCTAACATCCAAGATTTCGGGTTTAACAAAGTCTGTTTCATCATCCGGGTAATTCGCTTCAAAATCTTTAATGATACGAATTGGTACACAGGGTGATTGTTCAATCAACCTATCGTACTCACCCTTACACTCTTCCACAAATTTCAGACCATCCTTCTTTCTTTCTTCCCTTGGGAGGGCTAACGTCAAGCGAATATTACGAGATAATAGACCATACGCTAACGCTGCCGTCCTATGATTTTCCATGAGTTCGTTAATTTTCAGGAATTGCATGATTGTTGCTATGAGACCGGCTATGAGGTTCATACCACCAATAACTGCGGGTACACCACCCTGTATACTTTCTGGGAACGAACTTTGTGCGAAATTCGCTGTACCCGTGACGGTTGATAATACAATAACGGGTAGGGTAAAACGCATGGACAGAGTCTTATACATCAAATAGGCTCGATGGTTCATGAACCTGTAACAGGCAGAAGCCTCACCCCATTGACGTAAAATATTTTCATGTTGGTCGTTCCATGCTTTTTTCATCGTCTATTATATATGAACATTATCTTCTTCATTCACCTGATAATTCTAATCGCTGGTGTCGTTGTGCCGGTGTTCGTGAAGGATGTTCGTTGGCTCGAGATGTACTCCCTGTTTATACCGTTCGTATTCTTCCACTGGATCACGAATGATGACACATGTTGTTTAACACAACTCGAAATATATTTTACAGGTCAGGAGAAGGCTGATACTTTCATGTCACGTGTATTAGATCCCGTGTACAACGTATCAGACGACGCCTCTGGACGCCTGATAAAACTATCTGCATTTGCCTTATGGATGCTTGTACAAGTTCGACTTGGACGTATACACTCGATAATGGGACTTAAAAGGTAATCACCTTATATAAATATATGGAGGCAATCAGAAATTCCAGGATTATCAACAAAGAGAACTACGTCAACGAGATTGAAAAGATTCATACTCGAATCGACGAGCTTCATGAAAAGCTCGAAGACGTCGACGAGGATGATGAAGAACACATCAACCAAGTAAAGCTCGACCTATACCCTGAACAGGTTGAACTTCTCGAAGATAAGGCTGAAAAACTGAAGGAACGTTTCGAGAAGGATGAAGAGCGATACGAGAATCTATTAACTGAACTCGAGAGGACTGAGACGACTGAATTCAATATCGAATATCTCAAGTCTCAACCTGATCCTCGCTTTGAACTCGAATCCATTATTCGTTCTATCACTCACATTTTAGTAAACCTAAACGAATCAAATGAATGAACACCCATCTTAAAATTGTAATGTATGATCATACATAACGCATCTGCTATATCGTGCTGACGCTCGTATGGTATATCCTTTATGTATTTAGACGCGATAGCCACACTCCTTTCTTTCCGTTGTTCGTAGTCTAGATGACGCATACCGAAATGTCTATGGACACTATGAGGGGATATTAATACAACCTTATCCATAAATATATAGTGTAAGAGACTTTCAATATTTGTCATACCAGCAGGTGGTTGACGTTCAATAAGTATGACATCAGCCTCTTTAAATAAAAACGCATAGTCTTCTATAAATAAAGAAATGATCACGGCAGTATCGTTGGATTTTCCTTTATACTTATATTCACCCAGGTCAATTTTCTTTATATAGTCGATATTGATCTGAGGCCCATCACATGTTGCCATTACTAATCCCATATTCGTATATCCAATATCGACCCCTAATAATTTCATGGCTTAATATAAAGATGAAGATTAACTATAAGCTCATCAACTCACTGGTTCTCCTTTCGATTCCCGTCATCATGATATATGCTATGGTGAAGAACCCAGTCGAAGTCGAAGTCGAAGTTCCCGTCGATCGCTTCGTCCCCGTTCAGATGTCACCCCAAGTACCAGAGTACCGTGGTCCCCCAATTAAGAAGTACAAGCCCGGACGCTTCCAGCAGATCGGTATTCTCACGAATGAAACGGGTGAGACTTTACCCCTGTACGGTCGTGAAGTGCGTAATCGCCGTGATCGGTATCATTATCACACAACCACACAGGGTGATCAAATCTACCCCATCCCCGTGACCATCGATGGTCGTGAATGTACAGAGGATATCGGATGTCCCGAACTTTACGGTGGTGAGAGTGTGTCTGTCTATGGAAAGGATACACCCTTCATTGTGAAGACGTACCGGACGGATAACTATTTCTAATGAGGTCGAATTCTCTCATGATCAGGTCTGATCCAGATTTTGATAGGAATGCCTTGATTTTCAATAAATGTAACACATCATCGTCATTCAAGTATTGTAGAAAACGTCGCTTTGCTTGAATGTCACCCATTTGGTTATTTTCTTTTTGTGACTGTACGTAGGGCCATGTGTGACGACGTAGTTCTTCGAGTTCACCTCGAATATTTACAATTTCCGGTAACACTACTTCTCTTATGAGACGATTCGTTTCTTTTAAATCGTCGGTATACGACATAGATGTATATCGTTTATTTTCTTTATAAATGATATATGGACTATCAGGAACTTAAGAAGCGAGTTAAATCTTCTGGACAACGCATTACGAAAGATGTTAAGGGTAAACGTGTTCGTCTTACGTCACAAGAACTTCGAAAAAAAGTTAGACGTGATATGATGAATCGTGTGAATGACGCCAAACAGACATTAGGTATGTGCAAATCTCTGTTAAACGTGACTAAAAACCGAAGGGTCCCTGCCCCACCTCCACCTCCACCTCCACCTAGAAAGGTTCAGACGAATGTGCGTCAAAAACTCATCGCCGAATTAAAGGCAAATCTTAAACGTCGTGGTATTAGTAAAAACTAACACCAAATCGTTTCGTGATGTACTTCTTCGCCAACGGTAAAGAGGGTTGACTCCAAAGTAACCATCTCGACCAAAACCCTGGAGTCGCAATACCATTGCTACTCCATTTCTCTTTATCACTTCGTGTGACATTTAACATTCGTTTATGAACACTTTGATCACCGACTGGTACATTCCCTCCATGTCGTTGAACATATAAACGCATTCGTGTAGGATCCTTGTGGATCGTGTAATCAGAATAGCCTCGACCACCAAAGTCAACTTCACGACCATCTTGGAGGATCGCCCGGAACTTCTTTTGGGGGTTGGGACTCTTGATGAGTCTGACCTTCATTACTATAATTAGACAAGTTTATTCTGTTTGAGGATGATGTACGCAAGCATGAGAACCTGGACAATTTGGAACACGGTAAGACCGAATGGCATCTTGGGGACGACCATGAGGGTCTTGATCTTGTCGACGATCACTTCAGGTTCGACCTGGTATTTTTCGGAACGTCTGTACATTTATATAAAGGAAATAAAATAATTTCATGCACCGTTGCAGGCACTGCAATAGTTTTCAACCAATTTTTTCTCCTTTCCACGCTTAAGTAAGAAAATGTGATCATACATATGAAGAAGAGTCATCGCGACGGCCAAGACAATAGCCGGTCGGTTACCCAAGTTCTTTGTCGTGACAAGAATCAGTATAAGGATCGCAACCATAATAGTCTGGGGAATAGTGAGTAACATTTGTAGTAGACTGAGAAATTAAATGAAATATTGTACGGTCACCAGCTACATGTCCAAGGGTCCAGGTGTCGTGAGCGATAACATATGCTGTTCTGAGCGAAGACTTCTTCGCACACTATATACGAGGTGTATGAAAAGTGGTAATAAACCACATCAATTCACTCAATGGCTTCATCGAAAATACGGTCAATTGATTATAACGAGAAAAACCATTTATGGTGACGGGATATCTTTACCGTGTGTACTATGTAGAAAAACACTCGATAAATTTGGAGTTCGATGGTCTGCTCATGATGGCGATAAATGGGTAGATAGTGGTTTGTGTATACCAGTACCTTCTCATTCAACGAATAAACAGAAGAGAGTTTTAGGGTTTAAGTTTTAATTTGAATCGAGGTGTTTTCTACAAACTGCTTTATACATATCACTCCCTCCAATTAATTCCAGTTTTAGATCGGGTACGGTTCGTTTCGTAAATGGTCCCACATTTCCATTACTGCACATCATACAAAGTGCCGACAATTTCGTAACATCACATGCGAGTGGGATACAGTCGATGAGTTCTCCAAACTTTCTCTGGAATGAATCCGCATCGAGACCGGCGAGGATGACACTTTTATTTTCAAGGAGACAATACTCTACAAATTTTTTCAGTCTTGGGAAGAATTGTCCCTCATCGATCGCTACGATGTCCGCAATCTGAAACGCTGGTCGTTCTATGAGACTAAAAAGATCATGCACTTTGTGACAATCAAAGTGTACGTTATCGTGCGTTTTTAGAACTTCATCAGGTGAACGCGTATCCTTTGCTGAATTCACAACGATTATATTCTTATCAGTCACTTTCAGACGCTTAAGTCTTCGTATCAGTTCTGATGTTTTACCTGAAAACATATTTCCCATAATAATTGAGAGACTCATCACTCCTTACATATTATAATATTGTATTTTTATATGGGTGATTTACACAGAGCAACCTTAAATGGTAAGAATGGGTACTATAACCCTACAACAGGGGAGCTCATATTTGGGAAATGTATTTATTCGAGTATTGGGTCAGCTATAAAATATCTCAAATAGTATATGTGATAAAAATATTATTACAAAATAAGAATGCCTCAACCAAAACCCTTCTTTAATTATATAAGTAAACGTAGAGAACTTGATAAAAAAATAAAAAATAAAATTGATCAGTTAGTTAACCTATCTAGTCTAGCTACCAACCGTAACCGCGAGGCTGCGATTAAAATTCAACGAGCTTGGAAGAGAACAAAGACTCCTGAGCATAAGTTGAAACTCTCACAGTTGGTTGACAAGATGACTAAAAATTATATACAGATGAACAAAGTAAATGAAATATCACGACAGTTGGAAAACGTGAAATTATTCAACCGTAACAACAACGGAAACGCGGTGATGACAAATATAAAATCTCAGGAAAAAGTAAGATGCCTCTCAGCGATGCAGCCATCACGAAAAAAGTTGGACAGTTGCGTAAATCTGAGGGTAAAATCTACGCACCCCTCAAATATTTCAGGGGGTTGGAGACTCTCACAGGGGTTGAGACACGTTATAAGAAAATGCTCAAACGGGACTACACCAATTTCCGAACGGACAAGGGACAGGTTACAAAAACTTCCTCCTACACCCAAAAATTTAGGAAGATGTATCCGGGAGCTAAATCCCTCCCTGAAATTGCTAAGGCTACTAAGATTCCTCTGAGGACTGTCCAAACAATCTACAACAGGGGACTCACTGCGTGGAGAACCGGGCATCGTCCGGGAGCCTCTCCACAAGCGTGGGGGTATGCTAGGGTCCATAGTTTCGCCACTAAGGGGAAGACGTACTACACGGCGGATAAGGATTTGAGGTAATTATTTATTTCATAGAGAAGCGTTTGTTTTATTTTGTACATAGAATCAGGGTACTTACACTGCCCTTTATACCATATATACTCACTCGTATGTGATTTTAACTTAGAATGCTTGGCTAAATACTTCAAAACCTCTTCGTATTTATTCATCCATTCCAATTCTATAAACTTTTTTGGGTCTATATTCTGAAGAGTTAAGTTTTTCTTAATTTCGTC